ATCATCTGGTATGCCCCGGTGACTTCTGTGGAGACCTACCTACAGGCAAACGCCCGTATCGACCGCCCCGGCCAGAAGAACGCCATGACCATCGTGCATATAACGGGCAGCGAAGTCGAAGCGCGTCTTTATTCTATGCTGCGCGGGAACATTGAAAATCACGAACGCATCATTGATTTATACCGTAGAGAACTTGACACTGTATAAAAAGGGGAGTAGAACAAGACAGTGGCCAAAGCCACACGAAGGAGCAAACTATGTCAGAACCAGTACCAGTTAATGACCTCGTGTCTGCGTATCGTAAGTTACGCGCAGCCATAGCGGAGGCAGAAGAAGCCCATGAGGCCCGTGTGGCCTCGCTTAAGGAGAAGCTGGACCTTGTGTCCGGTGAGCTTCTGAACTTCTGTAATACGCAGAACCTTGATAGCGTGAAGACCCCAGTGGGGACGGTGTCGCGGCGTGTACAAACCCGCTACTGGACCACCGATTGGGAGAAGATGAACGAATTTATCGTCGAGAACGAAGCCGTGCATCTGCTAGAAAAGCGCATCCACAATGGTAATATGAAGCAATTCTTGGAAGAGAACCCGGACGCTCTTCCCATCGGCCTCCAAGTCGATAATAAGTATGTCATCCAAGTCCGCAAACCTAGCGAGAAGTGAAAACCATGAGCAACATTACTATATTTGAAGAAGCCTCCGACCTGCCCACGGTACGCCGTGAGACGCGCCGCGCAGATAAGATGGGTGGTGGCACTGGCCTCCGTCGCATTGCTACCACTAACGCCGCTACATTTAAGCGTGTCGTTGGCGGGGAGCAGATCGGCAAAGCTGTGCCGCACCAACTGGATGTCATCATCGTTGATTGGATGAAGGACGTGTCGCGTGAGTTCTACGTTAAGGCGTATGACCCAGACGCAAAAGCCACGCTGCCTGATTGCTGGTCGGGGTTGGGTGACAAGCCGGACGCCAAGGCTACCACTCCGCAGTCTGACTCCTGCGCCGCATGCCCCAAGAACGTCGATGGTTCGGGTCAGAACGGTAAGGGTAAGGCTTGCCGCTTCAAGCGCCGCGTAGCGGTCCTCGTTGCTGGTGACCCATCAGGTGAAATCTACCAGATGAATTACGCAGCGACTTCGCTGTTCGGTAAGAGCGTTGGTAACAACCATCCGTTCGAAGCCTATCGGAAGTTCCTGTCGGCCAATGGTGAAAACCTCGACACCGTCGTTACTCGGGTAATGTACGACCTTGAGTCGGACACCTCGAAGCTGAAGTTCAAAGCCATCCGCCACCTCACAGAGTTGGAAGCTGGTCTGGTTGACGCCGCACAGGACGATTCAGAGACCCAGCGTTACATCCAGCTTACGGCTGCTGCGATGGATGGGGCCAAGGCTCCTGCTGTTGCTGCTATTGCCGCACCTGTTGCGACTGCCAATCCGTTCGGCGACGACGATGAGGAAGAAGTAGCACCGGTCAAGCGGACCGCAAAACCCAAGGCGACTGCCGAGGTGAAGCCAGAACTGGCGGAAGTCCTCAACGAATGGCTTGCTGACGAAGAAGAGGCTTGATTATGCAGGGTTACACCATACGCATAGCCCAAGGCATAAAGGAAGCCGACGGTAACCTCATGGGAGTAAAGCTTGGGCGAGTTTGTCTCGCCCAAGACATCCCAGTCTCCACAGTAGCGGAGGCACTTGGGGTTACACGGCAGACTATATACTACTGGTTTCTTGGAAGAAGTGAGCCAAGAGGACCTGCCTGTGAAGCTATCGAGGCATATATAGCCAACCTCGCCTGAGGTTTTTCAAAGAGCAAATAATAAGCGGGAGCTTCCCGCGATGGTGAGTGATGCAATGCAACAACCCGATCTCCTAGACCTCGTGCAGCCAGCCGACGGCTGGTTCGCAATTACGAGTATAAAGGGAAGTGGGAAGAACGCTGACGTCCGTCAGGAACTTGTGGCTACGCGGGAAGAAGTAGACGCTCTGGTTGAGCGCTACGTCAACGCTGGGTGGAACGTATTCTTCGGGGTCGCCAAGTATGCAACTGGTGACAACCGCACAAAGGAGAACGTGAAGGGATTGAAAGCCTTTTGGCTCGACATAGATTGCGGTCCTACCAAGGCCGAGATCGACCCTAACACTAAACGACCTGATGGATATATTGACCAGAAGGCAGCGCTCGGAGCGCTGCGTAGCTTCTGCAAGACGGTCGGTCTTTCTACCCCTACCCTCGTAAGCTCAGGCGGTGGCATCCATGCCTATTGGCCGCTTGAGGAAGAAATATCACGGCGTGACTGGGAACCAGTGGCTGAACGCTTCAAGGCGGTCTGTCGCGCCCAGAACTTCTACGTCGATGACAAGGTATTTGAAGTGGCGCGCATCCTGCGCATCCCCGGCACGTTTAACTTCAAGCAGGAAGAGCCACGTCCGGTTCAGTTTATCCATGTAGGTGAGACGACTACCATTGAGGCAATGCGCTCTGTCTTTGGTGTCAAGCCACAGGCGACAATCTTCGACGACAACTTCGAGATGTCACCGCGCCAACAGGCGTTGATGAATGGCGTGGATTATAACTTCAAGCGCATAATGGTCCGCACAGCCAAGGGCGACGGATGCAACCAGCTTCTGCATGCCTATAAGAACCAAGCCACCGTTGGCTATTACGAATGGTTCTACGCGCTGTCCGTGGCTGCCATGTGCGGGGATGCTGATACAGCAGTGCACATGATGTCAAAGGGCCATCCGGATTACGACCCAGAGACCATAGACAAGAAGGTAGCCACCATCCGGAAGGCGACAAGCTGCGCCAAGTTCAAGAGCGTCAACCCTGACCTATGCGTTGGGTGTCCACATCTTGATAAAATCCTTGGCCCCAAAGAATTGGGTAAGATCGTCAAAGAGTCCGTAGAGGATTCGGTAACGGTTGAAACGTCGCCCGGTGTAGTCGAAGAGATCGAAATCCCCAAGTACCCCTTCCCATATTATCGGGGTGAAGGTGGGGGTATCTGGCGCAAGCCACCTAAGGACTCGGAAGAAACTGACCCTATCATGGTCTACTCCAACGACCTGTATGTGGTGAAGCGGATGCACGACCCCGGTGAGGGCGACTCCGCGCTGTTTCGCTTACACCTACCACGCGACCCGTTGCGTGAGTTTTCGATCCCGATGTTTAAGGTCACCCAGAAGGACGAGCTTCGCAAGGCGCTCTCCGCACGGGGTGTGGTTAGTTACGGCAAAAAGTTCGACGTGCTCATGGACTATGTCATGAAGTCAGTCGAAGAACTCCAACACAGAAATAAGGCAGAAATTATGAGACAACAATTTGGCTGGGTAGACGGCAACAGCCGTTTCGTTTTGGGTGACCAAGAGATCACCGTTGAGGGCAACATCTATTCCCCTCCCTCTAAGGCCACAAGTAAGCTGGCTAAGTTCGTCGGCCCAGTTGGGTCGCTGGAAAACTGGAAAGAAGTCTGGAGCCTCTATGGTGTAGAGGGTATGGAAGCACAGGCTTTCGCTGCGCTTAGCGCGTTCGGGTCTCCGCTGCTCAAGTTCCTCGACCAGACCGGAGCGGTTATCAACCTGTTCAACTCGCTCTCCGGTACGGGTAAGACCACCATCCTTAACATGGTGAACAGCGTCTACGGGCACCCCAAGGAACTGCGCCTTAAAGAAATCGACACCATGAACGGTAAGCTCCAGTGGGTCGGCGTCCTTAACAACTTGGCCCCCACGATGGACGAGCTTACCAACGTCACGTCGAAGGAATATTCGGATTTCCTGTACTCGCTGTCCAACGGTAAGGGTAAGGAGCGCATGTTGGCTGGGGCCAACGAACTGCGCGAGAACAACACCACGTGGCAGAGCATCACGGTTTCGACGTCAAACTCTTCGTTCGTTGAGAAGCTGTCGATATTGAAGGACAACCCAGAAGGCGAACTGATGCGCCTGATTGAGTACCCCATCGGGCTGGTAGAAACCGTCAGCACTGCGCATGGTAAGAACCTATTCGACAAGGTGCTCTTTACTAACTACGGCCATGCCGGACCTATTTACATCCGCTACGTGTTGGCAAACATGGAGTATGTGCTTGGTAAGTGCGCCCAAATGCAGGAGAAGATCGACCGTGAGCTTGGGTTGCTACCTAAGGAGCGCTTCTGGTCGGCTACGCTTTCGGCCAACATCGTGGGTGGTATGCTTGCCAAGCAGTGCGGGTTAATCGACTGGGATATGGACCGCATCTATATGTGGGCCTGTGGTTTGATTGAGCGTATCCGTGTGGACACAGCAGCACCGTTGAACGGTGTGGAGCAAGTCATCAACGACTACCTCTATCGCCACGTGCAAAACATCCTCGTCGTTGATGACATGGCGGACCTGCGCACCAATATGCAAGCACTGCCGAAGCGCGAACCAAAGGGTGAGTTGCTAATTCGCATCGAGCCGGACACCAATATGATGTTCTTTATCGCCAAGCCGTTCAAGGAATACTGCGTCAAATACCAGATCAATTACAACGACACGTTGACCAAGCTGGAGAAGCAGGGGCGTCTGGTGAAGCGCGACGGTAAGCGCCTGTCCAAGGGTATGGCTGTCTCTGGCGGTAACGTGCACTGCCTCTGGTTCAAGCTTGATGATGATTTTATCAAGGTGGACGAGTACATCAAGGAAGACACGTCGAGCGATGCAGATTGAGGGGGTAACCTACGAAATTAACTGGCGCGCATTCCGGAAGGGGGCTTCTATGTTCTTCCCCTGCCTCGACCAAACACGCGCTCGGACACAACTAATGGTGGTCCTCAAGCGCCTACGTATCAAGGTGTTGGTCAAGCCCTCTATCGAAAATGGGATTAGGGGTTTACGCGTCTGGCGAAAATAGTTATGAGGGCGTCGGAAGTTTGCTCCTTCCAGTTGCTAAACGCATCACTCCCCGACCCCCGGTTGCTCACTCAGCCGGGGGTCTTTTTATTGATTTTCAGTTTCGAGGCGGCGCAGATATAGGTCGCGCAGGTATGGGGTCTTCTCATCCAGTGGCAATCCACGAGTGCCGTAGCTCTCAACAGCGCCATTCACCGCGTTGCTCTGGACTTCGTAGAACGAGTCTATCCCGATAGTGTGAGTTGGATAGGTCTGGTTGAACTCGACCCAGTCCTTTACGATCTGCTGCTGCGCAGCATCCGTTTCTGGGGTACTACCGTACTGGTAGCGGTCGAGCGCAGTCTTACGTAGTTTATCCAAGAAGTCCGCACGAGCCTTCTCGACCTTGACGTTGATAGACTTGGCTTCATAGTTCTGCTGTTGTTTCTGGTCGGCTTCGGTTGAGGCAAACCCAAGGGCTTGAAGGATAACCTTGTCGCTACTCCAGAAGTCCGCATCCATACCAACCAATTCACGGGCATAGTTTGTCTGGCCCTCGTTAGCGAAGCGGTTAGCCTTGGCGACGTTACTAAACAGCTTTGGTAGTTTCTCCAGAGCGCGGCCAGTGTAGCCGTTCATAAGGTCCTTACCGGCCTTGATGTAGTCCATGACCATATTGCCAGCCGCGCCAGTGATGGCGCTGAACGTGTAGTCCACCACCTTGCCCTCTGGCGTGTCAGCACGAGATTCCCTCGGCATAAAGAACATGAAGTCCAACGCTACCGAGTTGGCTAGGTCGATATCAGTGATGGCCGAGATCGGCCCTTTCTCAAGTGAGCGCGCCACTAGTTCAGCCGTGTCGTCATCCATACCAAAGAGGTTAGCGGATGTGCCATCCAACCCAAGGAACTTAGGAATCCAGACGTTCCGGAACCACCAATCAACATTATAGGTGGCCTTGATGTTGCCGTCTTCGTCGAGGTAGCTTAGACCGCCTTCTTCCTCATCGTCATCACCAAACGCCCATAACAACATACTGGCGATGGTAGTGGAGAGGCCATACAACGGCACTCCGGTGAGACCTGCATAGAGGCCGATGTTGAAAAGTGCACCAGTCGCAGTCTGGATGGCGGCTTTCCGCTCTCCGGGTTCAAGCTCACCAACCTTGATCGCCGTGTACATATTCCGTGCCAACAGCGACGTCATCATATACGGGTAGCTCATAAACTGCCCCGCCAGACGCCCCACCCCTGTGTTGAGGATACGCGGCTTGTTGTACGACGAGAAGTCAAACGTAGCCGCCAGTGTGGTCTCCACAGCCGCCTCAATAGCGTTCTTCTTTGCCTCGGCGTGGGTCTGGCCCTTCTTCTTGTTCTCCCGATATGCCAGTTCCAGCGCAGCCATATAGGTAGCTTCGCGGTTTACGCGCTCCATCTGGTGCATGAGCGTACCCATGGCCTCGAAAGCAAAAGTCGTACCGCGCCAAGCAGCCGTGTGAACACGGCCCTTCATAAGCTCCTGAAGAGCACTGCTTTGCTGGGGGTCAGTATTACCGTAGCCGCCAATCTGGTTGGCAAAGGTGTCCATCCAAAGGTTTAGGTCACGGCCTTCGTTCCACCCGTCCGACAATACTTCGTAGAGTTCTGGGTCGCTTTCTTCTTTCAACGCCGAGATCGGGTTGTCGAGCAGGTTAGGCTGCTCCCAGTCAAAGGTAAAGCTACCATCCTCACGCTTAATTGCCTTCAATGGGCTGACAACAAAACCACCAAGACTGGAGAACCCATACTTAGCTAACGCAGCAGTGGCCTTGGCCGAGCCGTACTTCTGGGCCAGTATCGGGAGCGCCACGATATGAAGTTGCGTAAGCTGGATGAGCGCAGTCTTAGGGTTAGCCAGATACTGGTAGAAGGCCATCTTATTACCAAGCTCGATAGCACCCTCCCAATAGGGGTTGCCCCGCTCGGGAGGCATCAGGTCGCTCAATGTGCGAAGCTCAATTTCCTTAATGAAGGCATTCATCTTTTCGCGGTCAGATGCACCTTCGAGGCCGTCCTTAGCACGTGAGATTTCCGTACGCAGCTTGTAGCCAAACTTGGCGCGTTTCACATCGTTAATGGACGAGCGCCGGAAGTTAGCAAAGTTTTTCAGGATGTCGGTGCTATAACCAGCGCGCATCTTACGGGGAGCCATGTGCTTACGCATATCGCCAGCCGACATGGTCTGAAGCCAGAGATCGAAGACTTGGCTCTTGAGTGCGCCAATGTCCTTCTGATCGCCGTCAAACAGGTCAAGAACTTCCTTCAGTGGACCGCCCGTCATCTGGCCAAACTGATTGCGGAGGTCTTCCACATTACCAGTATCAGTGACTTCGTCGCCCCGTGACTGCATCACTTGGACGAACTGGTTGCGCTTCGTTGCAGAGTCAAACATCTTGAAGATGCTATTAGCCCCCGTGCCTACACGTGCGTAGTAGGAGCCAAAACGCATGGCTGGGAAGTAGATGACCTGCTCCCGTGCCGGTTTGAACTGCGCTTCGAGCTTCTCCAGCGCGTCGTCGAGGTCCTCTTCTTTCTTGGTTTCCATGAGACGCGCACGAAGCGCATCATACTTGGCTTCCAAGTCGCGCCGATGGCCATCCCGCAGGAGCTTGAAAATTTCACGGCCTTTACCACCACCAAACTCCGGACGGCCAAGGTCACGCCAGCCGACGACGCGCTCGTCACCGGGAACGCCTTTATATACGCTCTCGATATCTTTGAACCGGTTCTTAAGCTTCGCCTCAAGACGCCCTTTTTTCTTAGGGTCTTTCTCGGCCTTGATTTGTGCCCTGATCTCCTTGGCCTTTCCATCGACCTTGGCGAAGTATTCTTCAGCATTGTTGGCCTTGGTCGGGTCCACCTGATACGCCACGGTGGCGAACTCAAGGTCCGATAGAGCCTGTGCGGCCTTCGGGTATTTCTTCAGGAAGTCAGCGACCTGCTCCAACTCATCGGCGAGCTTTAAATATTCCTTGGTCTGGAAGCGGGTAACGTCTTGTTGGATAATCCGGTCGGCCTCAGTGAGGCCCGGAATGCGCCCCTTGAGAATACGGAAGATGTCCTCGGTCGAGAGGGTTGGCAGGATCAACTGCCACTTACCAACATCAACGGTGTCAATGGCCCCACGCAACAGTGCCCAGTTTTCCTTGTCGCCACGCGCCAGTTTGACGAGGTCAATGCCACCACTCAGAACGTCAGCCGTATCGTTGGTGGATGCAATCCGCTTCTGGATGCGGTTCATCTTTTCCCGAATAGCCTTAGCCTTAGCCAATGCCGTGCGCGTTTGCGCTGCGGTTAGGACGACCGGCTTACCATTGGAAACAACTTTAGGTTTTTTAGGTGCAGGTCCACTCGGACCACCAGTCGCGGGCGGAGCCGCAGGTGGGATAGGCGGCGCACCCGGAGGAGCCGCAGTAGGAGGAACCTCGGACGCAACCTCTGCGGGTGCTGGCGTAGGAGCAGCTTCTTGTACAGGTTCCTGTACAACTGGCGCAGCAGCTTGCGCTTCGGCGACACGTTCCTGTGCCCACTGTGCTCCAGCTATACGAGAACTGGCTACAGCGGCATTCGGATCGCCGATTTGGAATTTACCAGAAGAACCATAGGCTTTGAGTGCGTCTTGGTAAGACATCGGTTCGCGGCCATTGCGGATGTCATCTACACCTTCAAGGAACGCGTCTTGGTCAAGGTCCCGGTCTTGCGCCTCGGAAACAGCAAAACTTTCGAGGTCCGTTAGGATTTCCTGTGGGGTCGCCGCAGCCGTTGGCGTTATAGTAGGAGGTGCAGCAGTTGGGGCCGGACGCACCATGGTGCCGTCAGGTTGTTCTTGGAAACCAAACCCACTATACCATCCGGTAAGCTCAGTCGGCGTCATCTCTTTGCCCGCTTCAGCCGCAAACGGCTCGGGGCTAAGCTGAAGCTCGGTACCGTTGGCGTCTGCCACTTCGATAAGCTGCTCCATGGCCTTACGGCCACCACCCGTCTCGACTGCGCGCAGGCTATCCACCTTGAGGATATTATCTGCCAATGGCGTAAGCTGGATGCCACCACCTCCAACCAACACCTCATTGGTGTTGTCTGGGTTTACCGTACCGATACCAGCCATGTCGTTCATGGTACGTTGGGCTGGAGGAGCAGGCGGAGGCTCTACAGGTGCTGGCGTAGCAGGCGGAGCCGTTATATCAGGCGTAGTAGGTGGAGGTGTAGGCGGAGCCGTTATATCAGGCGCAGCCGCCACAGGCGGAGCCGTTATATCAGGCGTAGCAGGTGGAGGTGTAGACGCAGCAGCCACAGGTGGTGGAGGCGTAGGTGTGATCCCCACTTCACGCGCACTGGCTTGGGCCAAAGTCGGAATAGGACTAGCAGTAGGGGTAGGCGCAGCGGCTGCTTCAATGGCAGCCTTAACAGGAGCCACAGCCACGTCGTCAACGGAGGGCGCAGCCGGAACAACGGGCGCAGCCATAGGTTCAAACGCGGGCGCGGGCGCAGCAGGTGCAGGGCGCTCTATCTCTGCTACCTTATATATAATATCGACAGGATCAAACTGCTCGCCACGGCTGGCTGCATTCACCATCTGGTTGACGGCTTGGCCGTATGTTTTTGCGGGTAGTCCTTGTAGTTCAGGCGTAGCAATAACGATGTCGGACGCGATGTATTTAGCAGCCGAAGTACGCTCTTTCCGCGTGGGGGCTTCCATGATCGGCGTGATATCAAACACAGGCGTGGGTGTGGTTATTTCAGGCGCAGCCGTTAGTGTATCGACTCCCGCTCCCTCGCCAACATCAGGAACTGATACGCTAGGAACAGGTCGCTCCAGTCCTCCTGTGACAGCTTCTCCAAGGTCTGGGGTACCAGTTGTGGCTGCCGAGGATTCGATATCAGGAGCAACGCCTGCTCCAACTCCTCCGACGACATCCATTCCGGTATCAACATCGGATGCGACATCGGCTTCTCCTTCCGGGCCAAGCATAGTGTTAACGATTGCTGTATCGTACAGCTTACCTGCGCCCTTGACGGCTTGGTTAAACGCTTGGCGCTGGGTTAATTTAGGGTTTTGATCGCGCAGCGCTTGCGTCTCAGCGGTCAGTAGCCGTAGATATTCCTGTTCGACCTGAGGAGAATCCGCCAAGTTTGTCTCGGTTGTGGCTTCTTTCTTACCTCGATTAACCGCTGCGTTGACGGTTTCTATACTACCACGCAGGCCGCCACCCATGCCGCCACCAACGAGCGCACCGAGTGCCGCCTGCTCAAACATTTCCCCAGCGTCGATATCCGACCCAGTTACGACCCGTGGGCTAATATACTCAATGGCTGACTGGATAAATTCGGTAGCGCCTTCAATTAACCCCGCTTTACCAGTACGGCCAAGTGCTGTCTTAGCCGGAGCAGCAAGAATACCACCCAAACCAAACTGATCCAGCGCGGTAACAGCAAGTGCTCCGGGTGCTGCTTTAACTAGGTCTGAAAACTCTACGTCTTGCCGCCCTTCCAGTTCTGTTGCTTCCCGAGCTTGACCCCCGAAGTTCTGGGCCAACCCTAAACCGGGTATAGGTACAGCAGCAGCAAGCGTGCCGGGTATAGCACCTGCTATACCTTCAACCACATAGGGTATAACATTGCGTAAGAAGTCTTTCTCTAGGTCTTCCTTAGTGGTTTCACCCTTTATCTCTACGCCCTTGTCGGCTGCAAAACGTCGGGCTTCTTCCGTGAACTGCTTTTTGAGTTCAGGGTCAGTTTCGATAGCACGTTGGGCATCTTTTATACTTGATGTCGTAGACAGAAGCCCTCTGGAGAAGAAATCTCCAAGGCGATCAAAGAACCCAGTTTGGGTTTTAATATCCTCCAACGCTCCACGCTGCCCAAGCTCCTGCATATATGCAGTGCGTTCGCGTGTTTGTTTTATCGCAGCTTGGCGGTTGGTGAAGTAATCAAATATCCCCGGAGCTTCCACAGCCTTTAACGGCTGACGAGCTTGTAGCCGCGCTTCAGCGGTATTTACACTAGGCGCAGCCGCCACGGGGGCTGCTACGGGAGCAGGAGCAGGCGCTTTTACCTCGAGACGCTTAAAGACATCCGCCTTAGGCAGGTCCGAGTAATATTTTTTATGTAGCGCATCCGCCAACTCGACGTCGTTCATGTCGTCGTATTGAGGATACTGGCGACGGAAGTCGGCGAGAGTGCCCATATTTTCCTACCTGTTAAGTGTTATGGACGTAGACCTGCGGGGTCGTTGCTACCAGCGCCAAACACACGAGTAGTAACCTTGTCGGCTTCGTTTTGCAGATATCTTAACCCAGCGTTAATTCCCTTGGATTTGACAATATTTAGGTAATCTGGGTCATTCGCCGCGTTCTTCCTAAAGTCGTCTAAAGTACTGCTATAGAAAGCACCTCTACGCGCTTGGAGGTCCATACCCCCAACTTGAATCTGGCCTGACGTAGAAATCTGCTGAGATTGAATCCCCGCAGCGGCATTGATGTTAGCAATACGCTCTTGGCTCTCACGACCTAGTTTCTCCCACCGATCACGGAAGTTCCGGTCTTGGAACGCTTCTTCAAGCGGAACGATACCCTTGACAACCATATCGAGAGACATGTTGAAGCGGTCTGCAAGTTCCTTGTTGCTCAACCGCTCTTCCGAGAGCAGTTCCTTGACTAGATTACGTTTCGCGCCACGGCGTTCCTTGGCGCTAGCCGCAATACCCGGCAGAGCTTCACCAATACCCGCACTGGCAGCTTGAAGAAGGGAACCCGGTGTCGTCGCCATCTTTGCGCCGATTTGGCCAAGGGCCATCCACATGTCTTCCTTACGCCGAGATTTCAGCGCTTCTGGACTCATCTCCTCGTCAAGGAGTGCTTCAAGCTGTTGCGCCCTCTTGGTCGCACGTGGCGACAATTCGTCAGCTAGATCGCTGCTGCCAAGTACGTTCTGTTTAAACCGTGCAAGTATGTCAGGAGATGGTGCGAAAGCCTTACCCTGCATAGACAGGGGGTTCACTGTAGGCGCTTTCTCGCCAGAAGCTACAATAGCTCCGGACTGTTCTGCTACAACCTCCTCGGGGGAGCTATATATCGTTTCTTCCTCTTCCTCTTCCTCAGGGTTTGCAAGGAGGGCCGCGATACCTTTATTTTTATCTTTAACAAGGCCGGAACCAGCAAACGCAACCATACCGCCGCCAGCATAGCCGTCGTTAAACCCACCGTTGCTGGGTTCGTCGAACATACCATCAGGAAGCGGCATATCAGAAAGCCCACCGCCCGAGGCGTAAGGAGGGACCATACCACCTTCAGCCATACCCGGCCCACCTTGCGGAGGGGGAGCACCCATTGGTGGCATCTGCGGAGCCATCGCTGCGGCTTCTGGTGTAGCACCAAGACCAGCGGGAGGAGCAGGCGGCATTGCGCCAGCGCCCGGAGGGGTAGCACCTTGCGGAGCACCCTGTGGCGGCATTTGCTGCTGCGGTGCCATAACCTGCTGGGCTACAGTCTGCTGCGGAGCAGCTTCCATCTGGGCAGCGGAGCGCATGCGGTCAATAAACATACCCGCCATCGTGCCAGCCGTAGGGTCAAGAATACCCATCTGCATGGCTTCGGCAATCTTCTGCTTGTTGCCACCGTAATCCTTGGCGATCTGCTCCGGGGATTGGAGGTTATAAGGTTTGGTTTCCATCGTTATGCACCCCCAAAGGTCTTATAGATACTGGCCGCGCCGAGGCCCGTGCCAAGAAGCTGCTGCCCGATACCCGGTTGCTGGGCATAAGTCGCGGTCGTAGAGTTCGGCTGGACCGGAACCCCACGCAGCAAGCTGCTATACTGCTGCAACTGCTCTGCTGGGTATCCCTGCTGGCGCAGGAAGTCCTGATACGCCATGTCCATATACTGCTGTTGGAGAGCCTGTTGTTGCGCCGCAGTGGAAGTCTGCTGGCCAAACCGCGCAAGGTCTGACTGAGACCGGCCCGTACCGATATTTGAAAGCGTCTGAGCCATTTGCCCAGCTTGGCCATAACCCTGAAGTCCAAGATTACCACCGAACTGGCGAGACTGTTCCTGCATACGCTGGCGTTCAAGATCAGCCTGCTGGTTAGCTTTGAGCGCATCGAGACCCGCGTTGGTACCCAACTGCTGCGTTTGTAGCGCTGCGTTGAGGTTTTGTGTACCTGTTGTAAGTCCAGCCTGCTGGTTAGCCAATGCCGCTTTGAGCGCATTATCCGCGTTCATACCCCGTGCTTGGAACTGGAGCGCTTGGTTATTTACACGTGCTTGCTGCTCGTTCGAGAGGTTAGCCAATGCCGTGCGTGAATCAATTTCAGCGCCCGTTTGCTGCGTCTGTAGGTTAGCGCGTAGGTTTTCCTGCCCACGAGTGACATCCACACCCTGATTAGCCAGTGCTGCTTTGAGCGCGTTATCGGCGTTCATACCTTGAGCTTGGAACCGCTGCGCTTGGTTATTTACACGTGCCTGCTGCTCGTTCGAGAGGTTAGCCAGTGCAAGCTGCGTACCAGTCTGGGCACCAATTTGCTGCGTCTGAAGCTGCGACTGTAGGTTCTGCGTCCCCCGCGTGACGTCTACACCTTGGTTAGCCAACGCTGCCTTGAGTGCGTTATCTGCATTCATCCCCTGCGCTTGGAACTGCTGCGCTTGGTTGTTAACCCGCGACTGTTGCTCGTTCGACAAGTTCTGCATCGCCGTCTGGAGGTTCTGCTGCGCACCCAATTCTTGCACACCAAGCCGAGCCGAGAGGTTCTGCTGACCCGTGGTGAGTCCAGCCTGCTGATTAGCCAAAGCCGCCTTCATGGCATTGTCTGCTGACATACCGCGTGCTTGGAACTGCATAGCCTGATTGTTGACGTTGGCCTGCTGCTCATTGGACAGGTTAGCCAAGGATGCTTGAAGTCCGGTCTGAGTACCAAGCTGTTGCTGTTGGAGTGCGGCGCTAAGGTTCTGCTGACCTGTGGTCATACCCGCTGCGCGGTCACGCTCAAACTGAGACTGCGCATTCTCGTACGCAGCCTGCCTACCCTTAACGTCGATATCACCAAGCTGCTGGCCGAGGTTGCGTTCGCGCTCCATAGAAGCAAGAAGCTGACGAGAACCGCCATAGGTGCCCTGACGCACCGAACCGAGGTCTTGGGCTACCTGACTACGCCGCGCACTGGTGACAGCTTCGCGTTTCTGCGGTTCCGTTACGGCTTCCGCAAATGGTGACATATACTTCTGAGCTTGCTCTAAACCAAAAGCCTGTGGCCCTTCCATGCGGAACTGCTCAAGCGGACCTTGGCCGTAGTTCGTCTGCGCAGCCTGCATCGTAGGAGCATTAACGTCTACACCACCAACACGCTCGGCAGCCCCCATCTGGAATGCTTCAAGGTCTGGACGATAGCCGCTCTGCGCAGCCTCCATATTAAATGCGTTGACGCCTTGTGCACCAACGTCACGAGCGCCACCCATCTCGTACTGCTGTAGGTCTGGGCGATAGCCGGTCTGCGCACCCTGCATATCCTGAGCACGTACATTACGCGAGGCAACATCACGAGCGCCACCCATCTGGAAGTAATTAAGGTTTGGTTGAAATCCACTTTGGGCGCTTTGCATGTTACCAGCGCCAACATTACGCGAGTAGACGTCCTGCGGAGCACCCATGCTGTACTGCTGGAGGTTAGGCATCCCGATCTGTTGCGAACCAAACTGCCCCGTCGCGTACTGACCTGCCTGAAGTGAACCCAAGCCCGCAGCGCTCGCGAGATTTGCAGCGGTACCAAACTCACCCGGTGTCTGCTGGTTGAGGACATTCTGCTGAAGCTGCTGCTGCTGTGGGGTGAAGCCAGCTATGCGTTCTTGGCCGTAAGGCGTGTAGGGCGTACTCAGTGCGGTACTTGCCCGCTGCATCATACCCTCAAAATACGGACGTGCGTATTCGGGGAGGTTAGACTGGGTTACCTCTTGTTTGACTGGTTGATTACTACCACCGCCCTTAGCCATTCTGACCTCCAACATCCGCTTCAACTACGGGAAATTCAAATACCTGCCACAACGGGGTGTACCCACGATCTTTAAATATACGGGCAAAACCGACTCTACCCGAAGCTTCTATTGCTGCGCAACCACTATCATGTGCCCAACGCTGGAGAGTATCAAACATAATGTCTTTCCACCCGTCCCACTCCTCACCACCAAGAAACATTACGTCTAGGCAATTCTTGCGTGGGTACTGCCAGAAGCGAGTGATCGTCACACCCTTAATATCGTCCCCGTCGAGAGCAACCCACAGGTGCGCGTCTCCTGATGCAACTGCATCAAAGATATCTTCCGGCTCGTACCGCCCATAGGTATAGTCCGCAGCCCGACTTAGATGCGGGAAGATGCGGGGCCACAACCCTCCCACCAATTCTGGGGGAACTAAACTTACTTCCATCATACGAGACCCCGGCTAAGTTTAGTATCTTGTCCGCGCTTGGCTTTCTTCCGGGCTTTGTGAGCCTTATCCATAAGTGCGTAGAGCTTGTCGGCACCGCGCTTGGGGTTACCTTTACCAATCCGGCGAACGGCATTTGCTGGTATAAGTACTTCGTCGCGAGCGACACGAGCAGGCTGATTGCGACCAATACGAGCAGGAATGCTATCGCTGACTCCATCACCCGGACCTTCGATTGGCCTACCGCCAATACGGCGAAGGGCTTCTTTACCTGCGTTGCTGCTGCCATTACCCATCTCGGACACTGTGCGGGCATCAAGCACAAAGGCTCCATCGGACAGTTCGACTTCACCACCATGGGCATAGCCTTCTTCCTCTTCACCCATATACGGCACAAAGCGCTGGCCATACATCGGAGAACCCTTAGGCGTCTTCTTATTGGTAGGTAGCAAATAGTTCTGCATTATGGGTGTACCCCGCGCAGTGGATGATCCCGGCTGCACAACTTGACCCTGCATGTTGTAGATTTCAGGCATGTCAACGTCGAAGTAACGACGCTCCTTAGACGAACCAAGAATTTCACTGGTGTCCTTAGCAAAGCTCGGTGTACGCTTCTGCGCCGTATACGGTCCTTGGTAGGAGTTATCGACCATACCATTTGAACCCATGGTACCCATTGAGGGAGTCATCGCACCTGAGACACCTTGCAACACACCCGAAGCCGCCATCATAGGCGCAGCTTTAGAGATAAATCCGGGAGTGCCGGAAGGAAGGCCAGCGCGCACGGCTTGGCCGAAGCGCGAACCTAAACCACCTGTAAATTGTCCGGGAGTAGCGGAGGCGAGTGTTTGAGTCGCACCCGTTAATGTAGCAGGAGCACCGGCCCCTGCGGCGGCACCAAGACCGCCACTTACAGCACCAACACCAGCAGGAGCACCGCTAGCGACAACTGCACCCGGAACTGCTTGGGCACCAGCAAGTGAGAGGGGAGCCGATGGGGCTACCGAACTAGCAAGAGTGCTAACCGGCGCTGCTGCTGCACCGGTAAGAGCGGCAGGTGCAATAGCACCCGCACCCATATTAGCACCGAATACACCAGCGTTGCTGCCTAGTATCCCACCAGCGTTACCACCAAGCAGAGAACCACCGACACCCGCTGCGCCAGCAAGACCAGCACCACCAAAGGCACCGAGACCGGCCATCAAGCCTTTCTTCAAGCTACCAGTGCGTGCGAATTGCCCTGCGCCTACGAGACCAGCAGCAAGGGGGGCACCGACGCCAGTAGCCGCTAGGGCTGCACCAAGTATCATTGGGAGGAGCTTACCCAGCCAGCCTGCTTCGGGGAGACCTGTTTCTGGGTTAATTGTGAGTGAGCCACCATGTGCCATGGCTAGACCCTGAAGACTGTTAACCTCACCCGGTGTCATGTGGATAAGCATAGTGTCTTCGCCGCGACCCTGCGACTGAAGCTGTTGCGCCATAGGATTACTAAGCACAGACAGGCCACCCTGCGAAGGCAAACCACCAGTCATGCCCGGAATCTGCTGCCCAAGCATGGGAGGGTTACCAACCGGCGGTTGCCCAGTGTTCATTTCTGCGTATGTTGGCGGAGCAGCCTGCATGTCCATCATGATTACCTACCTTGTACCTACGCTTATAGCGCTAATTTAAACAGAAGTCACGGTCTGCCATGCAGACCCACTATAAACACATAACTTACCTAATGTCGTATCAAATACTACCCATCCCGCGCTAGGGGTAAGCGCATTCTTCTCGGTTGTAGTCACCGGCTTTGCGGCAAATATCCCACCATTAAAGAGGTCGGCTGTATAAGTCTGCGCATTATTACCTGCACGTGAGTCAAGCTGCGAGAAGTAAGTTTCCAGCACGCGAATAACCTGCCGCATATACTGCGCATCGTAGTCCGCTGGAGGGTTGGGTAGCGGTGCGGCTTTGAACTTATCTAATGCCATTAGCGACGTCCATCTGGTCGTGCGTCAAGGCGCGGTGCACCAAGCTGCCATTGAACACCAAGAGTTTCCGACCGCACTTTAAGCGCCATCTGGCGGGCACGCGCACGGACAAAGACCTGATCGGTATAGACGCCAACCGAAGTCTCGATGACGCGCTGGGTATCAGCCGCATCTGCACTGAACGAACTGCCGGGGAAGTTGCGTGGGCGTACGGTCAGGGTTACCTCAGGAGATGCAGCAGTCGAGCCATCAAAGCCAACGTCAGGCAGTATACGCCGGGTAAGCATGAAGTTATCGCCATCATCGAGGTCAAAGTCAGACGACTGAATGTAGCTGTCCATAGGCAGCACGTCGTCGTTCAGGCCGTTCTCATGGTTATAAAGAAAGCCATCGCCAGTTGTAATGGTAGAACCATCAACAGTAATCGTAGTGTTTGCGCCTTGCGGGTTTTGGCGAAGTGGTGTGTCGAGCCAAGCCGTGCGGTCAATCGTGCCGTAATACCAGATGCGTTCGAGGTGGTTATAGATGACATAGGCGTTGTTATAGTCGCTATCAGCCGTTGGGTAGAACCACCACACTTCGTTCCATTGTTCGTTGGTGCCGCAAATAATCTGGTCTGTTTGGCCGTAGTTTAGGTTGTTAAACACGTGGTTGCGCAGCGTGCAAGGTAGCGTCTCAACGCGACCGGTATAGGCATAGAACTTATCCTGCCCCATCCAATAGGTGATGTTAGCCGCTGAACCCATTGCGCGTGACGAAGCAATCGAGATATTGTCCGCATATTCCTGCAAACCAAACACGTCGGTCGTGCCAAGGAACTGAAGCGTATACAGGTTGGTGTCAGTCCAAACCAAGATTTCCTGACGAGTAGGCAGTGCCCGCACGATGCGCGAACCGCGAGAAACGCGTAAGTCACCAGCGGTATTGGTCTGTGTAGGTGTCCAATCACCCGGAGTATCTTGGTCAGCCCAGCGGATCAGAAGCGGGTCAAAGTCAGCCGTGCTGGTCGAGCCAAATGGTACAGCGCCAAAGGCGATCAAGTGCTTGTCCTGCTGGGATACCAGCAACTGCATAACCTGCACGGGGACGGAGGCAGCAGTATAACCCTCATTAGTGGCGTAGTTTTGGAGCGTTATTGCATGGGTAGCCAACGAAGTCTGCGGATCGTCCGTTGGGCCTCGGACCCACCAGTAAGGTGCACCGTTGCGGATATTCAGCACAAGATCGTTGTCGAAGTTATCAAACCACCAGTCGCGCTGCGGAAGGTTAATACCGCCTGTAGTGCTACCCAGACCCCAAGCGTCACGACCCCAAGCACCCGCACCCCAACCAAGACCCGCGATTGTAATGGCGTTACCCGGTTCAATTTCAGCTTTAACGGTATAGCCCGCACCACTTACAGAAGTGGTAGATGTGGCAGGTGTAGCTACGACAAACGTAAAACTGTTGGCCCCGAGCTTAGTGATCGTCTGGACTGTGTTTAGTTCGGTAATAGGGATACCACCAAGGGCAGATGCGAAACCAGCCACAAGCGCAGGTTCTCCCGTCACCAACCAAGCTGGAAGCGGAGCAGTTGTAGTAACCGTTACTACAGCAGAGGTGTTGGTCACTGCAAAAGTGTTAGACCCAGCAAGCGCTTCACCGAACGGTGTAATGTCGTAGTAGTAACCACCGTTCTCGATATAGGCTTTGGTGTCAGTCCCAAGCGCTAGTAGGTTATCGTTGAACGTCGTGATCCAGTTCCACATCTGGCGGCACACGCCGTCGAATGCAGTGGGGGTAGACTTTACCCAACCACCAATTTTCTCCGGATAACCTGAGCGAAACCGTATCTTGTCGCACTCGTACCAGCCACCCTCGTTGGAGTAGTCGGTCTGGTCGCGGTTTACACCGGGCTTAAACTGGAGTTTGATGAAGGGCATTAGGCCGTATCCCTATATATAACAATCGCTATATCGTCGGCGTTGGCGTCTAGGACATCCCCGGCGTTGGCTCCTAGTATCGTGCGGCGCGTCTGTTCAGAACCGCAAATGTGGACGGCGTATGCGTCTTTCTCCAAAATAGAATTACCCTCAACAACCTCAAAGGAATACACCGCTTCACCGGATAGGCCGCGCACGGGCTGCACAATGCAGCACATAGAGAAGCCATTGTTAAACGTGCGGGAAAATTCCTCTGCTGGTAAATAGCCCAGACCATTTGCGACGTTGTGCGCTCCGCGCTCCCAGACATAGTCCGAAGTGCCGCTCGCCGTTTTAAGTGTATAAACTGAGCTTCCAGATAGCACAACTGAGATATGTTCGCAGCAGCCAAACTCTACGCCGTCATCACAGTTTTGTTGGATGTGTGCGTTGCCCACTGGAGCAAGGAAAGGCCACTGCCTCCAAGTCCGCCAAGAGCCTGCGCTGCGCCAGAAAGTACTGCCGTCAACAAATTCAGTATACCTGATAGACATTTCGTCATTTAGCGGAACCACCATTTCGGTGAATGATTTAGGGTCAAGTCTCATTATGTAAACACCGCTGGAACAGTTGCGCCGACAGTCGTGCCAAATACATTAGATGCACCTGACCAAGACCAAGATGAATAATTTGGGCTAGCATTGGTTGTAAACGATGCAGCAGAACGAAGAAAATCTACACCGGAAATTGTAACTTTGGTCCACCCAGAATTTGCATAAATTCCGGTTATTTGGAAAATCAAAGTGTTGGAATTGCCCCAATTCAAAATTTCAATGGGCGCGTTGCTGATAAAGCCAAACGTGCCATCTGTAATAGAGCCCCAACCACCGGCAGTAAACCCGTAACTTGTAGCCCCTTTGAATGAAAACGTACCAACAGTGACTGTTTGGGTTTCGGAAATAGACGTACCATAAAAGTTCTGAATGCTGATCGTACCAGACGAGGGCACAGCACCGTAGGTGCCGCTAGTACCAGCGGGTACATAAGTGCCGCCAGCGTAGTACTCGTTTAGCGAGATGGGGTTTGACCCACCAAACTCAGTCTGGATGGTTGAGAGACTTATTGCACCACTGGATGGTATAGCCATTAGATGCTCCCGAAGGCTGTGACGTTGTTAAGCGCGGTGAACGCACCGTTGCTTTCTAGCTTAGCGATGTTGGTCGCGCCGTATTTGAAGTACAGGACGCCACCGCTTTCCACGATAGAGAAGTTGGTTGTGGCCAAACTTGCTGCGCTACCAGTAGTATTCTGGTTGAGTGTCGGGAATGTGCAGTTCGTAAGCGTACCGGACGAAGGCGTGCCAAGCGCGCCACCGGGGGCTACATAGTCAGTGCCTGCGGTAGCGGCAGTGAATGCCGACGTTCCGTTCCCCTTCAGGACACCCGTAAGGGTTGTTGCACCGGTGCCGCCATTTCCAACTGGGAGCGTACCTGTGACGTTAGTCGAGAGGCTGCAATAAGTAGTCGAGGTAGACCCAGTACCACCATTGGCAATAGGCAGCGTACCAGTAACCGCAGAGGTTAAGTTGACACCAGTTAGGGTGCCGCCAAGGGTAAGCGAACCCGAAGAGGTGACTGTGCCTGTGAGAGTGAGGCCGTTGACTGTACCCGTCCCACTAACAGACGTAACTGTGCCAGTCCCCCCAGTAGCCGCAATGGTAATTCCCCCCGCGCTGTTGGTAACACTGACGCCAGAACCAGCCGTGATTGTGGCAGCGGTGTAACCCGTGCCGTTACCGATCAGAAGCTGGCCGTTTGTCGGTGTAGACGTGATGCCCGTCCCGCCGTTGCCTATTGGTAGTGTGCCAGTAACCGCAGAGGTCAAGCTGACGCCTGATAGGGTGCCACCGAGAGTAAGCGAGCCAGATGCCGTCACCGTGCCTGTGAGAGTGAGGCCGTTGACTGTGCCGGTACCAGCCACGCTGGTAACCGTACCCGTAGTCGAGCTAGTACCCGCGCCGATTGCACTCCGGAAGGTCGAAGCATCCAGAGCCGAGACCGTGTTGTCCGCGTTGAAGCGTGGGAACGTAACCGCGCTAGGGTTAGTGATCGTGAAGAGGTTATCGCCCAGCGTTGTAGAGCCAAGGCTCGTGCGTGCACCACCGGCAGTTGTAGCGTTTGTCCCACCATTACCGATAGGCAGTGTACCGGAGACCTGCGTGGTCAGGCTGACGCCAGAGAGAGTACCGCCAAGCGTAAGCGTGCCTGATGTAGTTACCGACCCAGTGAGTGTAATACCGTTAACTGTGCCTGCGGTAGCAACTGACGTAACAGTACCTGTGTTTGACGTAAAGCCTGATGGGTTAGCAGCAGGGTATGCCCCTAATGAAGTAAGTGCTGTTGCCGCAGAGGTAGCATTGGTACCGCCATTAGCGATAGGTAGTGTGCCTGTAACCTGCGTGGTCAGGCTGACGCCAGAGAGAGTACCGCCAAGCGTAAGCGTGCCTGATGTAGTTACCGACCCAGTGAGTGTAATACCGTTAACTGTGCCTGCGGTAGCAACTGAGGTAACGGAACCATTACCAGTACCCGCGCCAAGATTGGTTCGCGCATCAGCAGCATTATTTGCGCCTGTGCCGCCATTGGCGACAGAAAGGACCGTGCCAGACCAGTTGGAGTTGTTGATCGACGAGAGAACAGCAAGAGAGCCAAGACCAAGGTTAGTCCGTGCATCCGCAGCCGTAGAAGCGCCTGTGCCGCCATCGGCAATAGCAAGGTCAGTAATACCCGTGATTGAGCCGCCAGTGATGGTAACAGCGTTTGAGTTCTGCGTGGCGATTGTGCCGAGGCCAAGGTTAGTCCGTGCACCCGAAGCTGTGTTGGAGCCTGTGCCGCCTGAGAGAACAGGAAGAGCCGAGGCAAGCGTAAGCGACGTGAGATGGGTGACTACGTCAAGGACATTAGTAGCGTTGTTAAATACCCATATAGTCTTACCCGCAGGGACAGCGATACCGGTGCCGGTAGTATTCTTGACCGTGATTGTGCCGTCTGTGGCGTTGTTGATGATATACGCTTTCTGGATAGCCGGTACGATGAGGTTATAACCTGTAGTCGCAGTGCCCGTCAGGTTCAGGCGCAAGTTGCGCGCAGACTGCGAAGCGTTGGTATTGGACAGCGTCAGCGTGACATCAGCATTAGAGAACGCAACCGCAGCAGAACCAACAATGGCTTCTTCCAAAGCAGTGCCTAAGTTGACGTTTGTGACGTCACCCCACGTGGTCGAGTTCTCACCCGTGGTCATTAACTGGATTTTAAGATTGCTATACGTACTTGCCATCTTCGTTCCTTACGTCGGTATCTGTACCCAAACAACGGTGTTGCCGTCTACCACTTGTATCCAATCCCCAGCTTGGGAATCATTAATCGTCTGCCAGCTTGGTGTTTGAGCATCATTTATCGTCGCCCAGTTACCAGTTTGCGCATCATTAATTGGTTGCCAATTCGCGTCTTGGTTGTCGTTGATAACGCCCCAGACAAGCGGAGTGGTAACTCTACCTACCCCTTGTACACCAACAAGATAAACTTTGGAACCACCTATAACAGTAGCAGTACCAATAGCACCAGAAGCCTCTACACCCGTAACAGGTACGTTTTTCGGTATGCGGACAACTACACTACCAAGATCAACGGTGGCGCTGACGCCAGTGACGGTGACAAAGGCTTTACCTGAAACTTCAGCCGTGCCTGTTTGACCGAGGGCTTCTACGCCTGTAGCAAATGCGTTGGCTCCCGCTGCGACATTTACTGTGCCTGTCTGGCCAATAGCTTCGACGCCAGTGACAACCACACTTCCAGAGGCCGCGACAGTCGCCGTGCCTGTTTCGCCCGTAGCTTGAACCCCTGTTGGGAAGACCGCAGCGCCTGCGCTGGTAGCAACCGTACCGATTGCACCTGAAGCTTCTACGCCTGTGGTGATTACATTGGCTGTGCCTGTGGCTGTTAGGGTGCCAGTTTGACCAGTGGCTTCGACGCCAGTTACAGCGGTAGACGCAGCGGCAGATACGGCAACGGTGCCGACTTCGCCAAGAGCTTCAACGCCTACTAGGTATACGCTAACAATCGACCGGGCATCAACGTGCCCGACATCTGCTATGGCTTCGACGCCAGTAACAGAAATATTAACTGCGGCTGCGACCGCAACGGAACCAAGGGAGCACGTGGCTTCAACGCCAGTTACATTCTGATTGGCCCGATTGGTCTCAAGAATGTCCGCAAAGGCGGTAGTCGCAAAAGGAGAGAAACCGAACATTATTTAGTTTTCCCTCCTTCCACTTAAGTTATTTTACAGCTACGGCGTCTTCCCACGCTTTGACTGTCAAGCGGTGTTTTACACTACAGTCCGTATACTTTGCAATGATGTCGGCTTCCCAAAGTGCCCGCTCAGGGTCGATCAGTACGACTGGCGGGTTCTGAAGAGTTGGGCACTGCGCCGCTAGGTTTGCCGGAGGCAGCGGCATTGGCGTCACTGACACCGCTTTCGAGCACCCTGCGCAAAGCATCAGAACCAGCGCAATCAACAGGAACGGCAGGAGCCGTTTTATATATTTCACGTATGGTGTTGGTGCGTTCGGTTGCCACGACATTGGCTTGATCTCGTTCGGATTCGTAGGTTTGCGAAACATCATCTACTACCTCTTGTTTTTTGACTCTTAGCTTTTCAGCCTTCTCCAGCGCCTTTGCAAACGCTGCATCGCACTGCCAGTCACGGACTTTGTACCCAGAAGCTGCGCCAATAATAAGCGCACCGCCCAACGCATACAGCATTACTGGGTTAGGGATTAAAGCCATGTTGCGTACTTCTTCGTCTTTGCCTTGCGGTCATCAAGGCCGTGTGTACCACCGTTGATGCGTTTTGTCAGGGCAAGGATTGCAGCGTCGCCTGTGCCTTGGTCACAGATACCCCAGAGTTTGTTCTTATCGAAGAACCACAAAGCGCTCTCAAAGCACAGTTCAGTTGCCACAAGGTCTGGGATCATCATGACATCTGGGCGGTGAATGTAGTTGGCAAAGGCGTGGTAGTTGTCCCTGCCAGTTAGTTGGAGCGCTCCGCGTCCTCGGTATTTCCATCCGTCTCCGCTGCCTTCAGGTCCGTTGCCCATGCGATTGGCGTAGACGCGGTTGGCTATTTTCTGCGGCTGGCGCTCATAAGACCGGGCAAGCGCGTCATTGGGAAAGTACTTGCCAAAGATGCCGCGTAGCCCTTTTGCACCGTAGTTGAGGTTTTCGCTGAAGGCTTTGAAGCCGCCACTTTCATGAGCCGTTTGAGCAAAAAAATGTGCAGCCCTATCAGGTGATAATTTATAGTAAGCCGCAGCCTTCTTAAATGTGCCCGGACCGAATGCACCATCTGCCGTTACCCCTATTTTCTGTTGAAGATTTACAAGGCTCATTTATCGTCCTTCCGGTTATTCCATAGCTCAAAGAGCGTCTTGATCTTTTCTTCAACCACGGCAAGACGCACATCCATTTTGGCAAGGATTATCGTAAGCGTAATGAACGCAAGAACAATGGGCCAAAGCTGCCCAATCAGTTCGACAGTGGAGAGATCGCCCACCATTTACGCCGCCGGATTGCGCCAGTCAGGGAAGTCAGCTTCGTCAACCACGCCGTCGCCATTGACGTCATAACGCAGGTCGTTGCGGTACTTTTCCCAAGGTTCCATATCGTCGTCTTCGTCTACTTCAGGCTCGTCGATAAAGACTGTGCCGTTTGGATCGCTGTATGGTTTGGGTGTTTCTGGCTGCATTTCTGGTGTCAGTTCAAGCGGTTCTTCCGACTCTGGCTTTTTATCCCGAGCATTGGCATTGAGACTGAGACCGCCCAGCAGGCCGACGAACGCGCCGATGATCGTCTGGAATGCGGGGTTGACCGTCTCGAGGATGGCCGCGCTGCTCACAACGTCGTTCGACACAAACAGGCCAACGGCAAGCGCCAGCACAACCACGAGGATAACAGCCGATAGCGTGACGATAGCCACGCGGATGACGAACTCGACGGTGTCGTTTACGCCGTCTTGCTTGCTTTCAAAATCACTCAGGAAGCTCATCTTTAATCTCCTCGTCCTTGGGCTTCAGCCTGCCGCTGCCCTGTCCCGCCATAAGCCCTGCCAATGCCCCTACGATAAACGTCGCTATCGGGTTAATCAGCTTAAAAAACTCAGCGTCATTCGGGGACTGCCCCTCCATCGGCTGCGATACAAACACCAACGAGTATAGCACAGTTGCCACGATGAACGTAAGCGTCAGCGACAATACAATGCCGACAATGAAGCGTAGCAATTCCTCCGGCGTCCATTCACTTCTCGGCTTCATCTTCTTCACCCGTATCAATTAACCACTCGGTGCAGTAGCCCATAGCTACACACTTGGGCTTCTTGCATATCTCCTCCTGCCAGTTCTCAGGGTCTTGGCAGTCGTAGCGGTAGCGGTCTTTGCACCCGGCGAGCACCAGCAGTATGAGTAAGATACTAGATGCACGCCGGATCATTAGTTTACTCGCTGTTGTGGTATCTGCTCGTTGGCTTGTGTGAATACCTTACGGATGACCGGGTCAGAGACGCGGTGCGGCATTTCAGCAAGCGCAGCGAGAACGGTGTTCAATTCTTGGATAGACAGGACGACCGTAATTTCCGGTGCGGTCTGCTTCTCAACATCATACTTATCAAGTTCGGGATTCATTATACTTCTCCTTCTGGTGCTGCACTAACAGGGGGTGTAGGTGGTGTTGGCGTCGGGGTTGGTTCATCCCACGGGAAATCGCCTTCAGGGACTTCCACTACTGGGTCTTTGATTAGCGCAATCTGCTTGTTGATTTGCGCATCGACGTGCTCCTTGTAAGAACCGACAACAACGGCTTCTATCCAACCAAGGACATCGGCTTCTGTCAAGTCTTCGTATGGGATGAACGTGACAGGATCGAGGCTGTCCAACGGAAATGGCGTCGCGCCATTGAAGGTACCGCTGTCGCCGTCTTCGTCCGTGCCGGTGCAGGTCCATGTGGATTGGACAACGAAGTTATCTACGCTGCCGTCTGTGGTCTTCTTGAGCGAGGTTACCGCCCATGTGTACGTAAGTGCCATATTACTTTCCTTCCAATTCGGCCACGCGGGCTTCGAGTTCCTTGATTGCTTCTATTAATACACCAACAAGGTTACCATAGGCAACAGAGAGCGTGTCATCGTCACCGATGCCTTGCTGAACCACCTGTGGCAGCACCTCAAGCATTTCCTGCGCGATAACGCCGACGCCAGCTTCTCCGGTGTCTTTGCGAGTGTATGTGACGCCGCGCATCTGACCGACGAGATCAAGCGCGTTGTCGATGGTCGTAACATCCTTCTTGAGACGGGCATCTGAATAGGCCGTGACGTTACCAGCCATTGTCAGGTTGCCACTGCCGTCCATTTGGAAGCGGTTAGCCGCAGCAGACCATCCGCCGATGCGTAGCACGTTATCGGGGTCAAGCCCCATGTTGATAGCGTAGGAACCGGAACGGTGGAAAGACATCATCGCGGTGCCACCATCGTTAGAATACACCTGTAGCGGGGGACTAGTTGCCGAGCCACTATAAACCCCACTACCGAAATTACATTGGTAATAGGCTAGCCCAACGATGAAAGTGTAGATGTTGGACGTAGAGCCGCCAGCAAAATTCCAATAATACCCTGTGTCGGTGCTGTCGTAGAAGATGGGTGCGCGGATACTGGTAATACCTTCAGTAAACCCACCGCCATTATTCAAATATATATTACCATTTGAGGCGTAATTAGCATAAATATGGAAGTTATTTTTACTGTCTATGTGAAGGTTGCCGTTAGTGGTGCACACGGTAGCCATGTCCGAAGCTTGGCCTTCGCCGCCCAGTCTTATAAACTGGGTGTAAGAGTTATTCGGCCCAATAACAATCGCGCCCTTTACCGCTGACGAGGAATTTGGGTTTATGTAATAAGTAGTATCATTGCTGTCGTAGAAGATCGGCGCACGGAACGAGCCGGGGCTTTCGGCGTAGTTGGCCGCATAAAGATAAAGCGCAGCGTTGTTATAGGCATTGCCTGCCCACAAATAGCTCAATCCGTCACCACCGCCAAGCGCACCAAATCCGCCACGGTTTGTGCCAGCCGAACCTAGGAAATATAGACCAGTGCCCCATCCACCACTATCGCCCTTGATGGTTATAGAACCGCCGCTGGTGTCGATACCGATGTTCCTACCGCCGAGGACTGAAACATTACCTCCAAGGACTGTGCCGCTGGCAGGATCAACGTAATACGCAGTGTTGTTGTTGTCGTAGAAGATTGGCGAACGCATTGACCCAGAAGAAAAAATATTACCGGCTGTATCGACACCACCAACCGTAGCTCCAGCGGCCTCAGAGTAAAAATGAAAATCCGCAGTACCTACGAGTTGCGCCGTTACGCGCTTACCG